TGTGTGAGTGTTCTATTTGTCTGAATCCCGTCCGACACACTCGCAGTTCAAAACAGTTGGATTGTGGTCACTTGTATCACAAAGAGTGTATCGACGCGTGGATGAAGGTTGGTGACACGTGTCCGACGTGTCGACATAGGACGGCTCCAAAATTCAAGGTGACTCTAACGGTTGAAAATACAGCCACCAACAATGTAACAACAGATGAGATTATTACAGAACTTTTGCTCGAAACTTTTCAGGGTGTGATAAACTTTGAATCCGACACCTCAGAAGAATTGTATGGAATTATACAAGCTCTTGGATTTCTTCGGTCTGTCGACATCGATACCCTTGTTTTTCACACAGAAAGAGCAGCAGTACTTTGAATAATTGAACCCGTATTTCCTGTCAGCCTTTCGCGGATCCTTTATAACCTTGCCACTCGCGTCTGTGAGTAGAGGACCTGTAGCCCATCCGAGTTTGTGACTAAACACATTTGCCTTTATTTTTACAATGGCTCCGACAGGTGGAAGTTTAGGTATTCTCGTAAGAGGAATTTTAAAGAATTTCGCAATAGATTGGCGAGTGTCGCCTGTTCTCACGTTGTATTTTACGAGCCTGTGTTGTTTGTAAAAATGAAAGTCTCCGGATGAGTTGTTGTACTTGTTTGTAGGGGCGACAAACATCATAACTTTGTAAAAGCTTTTTCGACACTTTTCAGTCGCCTTGGCTAGGTACACCTTTTTCGGGTTGTCAGAAATAACGCGCTTCGAAAGTCCCTTACAATTCTTGTACGTATGAAAAATGCTCGACATACCAGAATGGTTTCCCGGAACGCTTTTATTGTCTCGATACTTTGCGTGGTCCCCGACTGCATAGGCGTAGCAGTTGTCCACGGACCGTCCCACTCCACCCCACGGGTGCCACGAATACGCATTTTCTCCTCCGGACAGAGGAAGGAGTTTCGTGGGCATTTGTATTATATCGAGAAATAAAAACTTTGTATCTAATAAATGGGTGGTCTTATACAACTCGTCGCCTACGGTGAACAAGACGTGTATCTCACGGGAGACCCAAAGGTTACTTTTTTTCAGGCAGTCTACAAACGTCACACAAATTTCGCAATAGAATGCATTCAACAGACTGTGAACGGTTCCAGCGTTGGAAACAGCGCCCGCGTGTCTGTCGTTGTCGCACGAAACGGTGATCTCATAGGTGAAATGTACATAGATTTGCTCATGGCTGATCCCGGTGCTGGTAGTATTCAGAGTGGATACTCGACCACTGCAGGTGTGTGGGACGGAACGTCTTGGATGGCGGAACGTGCGATACAAGACATTGAACTCTCCATCGGAGGTCAAAAGATTGACAAACATTATCAGCGTTGGTGGAGGTTGTACTCGGAACTCTTTCTCGACGAGACGAAGAAGGCTGCGTACGGAAAAATGACAAGTGCACCTGTTTTACAAACTTCTACGACGAACACCGGTGGTAAAGGACAGGTTATGTTGCCGCTCATATTCTTTTTCAACCGGAATCCGGGTTTGTACCTTCCACTCATAGCCCTTCAGTACCACGAAGTTCGAATAGATTTTGACATTTCGAGCGAATATGAAACGTATTTCAATAAAAATTACTTTAATGTTTGGGGAAATTACGTGTTCCTCGACTCGGAGGAACGCACGAGGTTTGCACAAAAGTCACACGAGTACCTCATCGAGCAGGTGCAGTACACGGGTGCGAGCGCTCTCCCAGCCACCCCCGGTAATCAAAATCTTACTCGCATCACGTACAATCATCCGGTCAAGGAACTCGTCTTCTGTGTCACTCAAAACAAATCAGGTGGCAAAAATCTTTGGGACTTTACGAGGGATGCGGATACGACAAACAGGGTTATTATTTCTACCAGTCCTATACTTGGAAACACGTTTGTCAGTAACGTGAATAGTCAAAAAACTGTTTTTATACCTACAGATCTCAACACGGCTAATATATATGCAATCCTGAGTAATACATTAGTGACATCTAATTTTATGATGCCTATTTCTTATTCAACCGGTGTTCCGATGCAGTATCTGCCTAGTAGACAGTCTCAACCTTATCAGTGGGTCGAAGAAGGAGACGCCACAAACACGTCGTACGGTCCCATCGCCCAATTCAAACTTCTCATAAACGGTCAAGATCGCATGAAGTTCAACTCGGGCAAGTACTTTAATCAAATGCAACCTTTCAATCATCACTCTGGAAATCCGTACCCGGGCATTTACTGTTACTCGTTCGCGCTCAAACCGGAGCAGCACCAACCATCTGGCACGTGCAACTTTTCGCGCGTCGACAACGCACAGGCGGTTGTGCATCTCAAACCAAACTGCCCCGCGGGGTCTTTCCTCGAAATGTTTGCGGTCAATTACAACGTTCTTCGAATTGAAGCGGGTATGGGAGGATTGGCGTTTTCTAATTAAAAAGCTTAAAGCTACGAGAGGTACTCATAGTAGAAATGTCTCTCGATCAGACGTACACGACTGTCCCCGGTCAGGTTTTCGCGTGCATTTCAATCGTCGGACCAGACTGCCCTCAGAAGTCTGACAAGTTTGGACTCAAGATTTACGGGTCTTTTGTGACTCGCGACGAGGCTTCGAATCACGCAAAGCGTCTTCAGAAGGAGGATGCCACGTTTGACATTTACGTCGTTGACATGTACAAGTGGCTTTTGATTCCCCCCGATCGCGAGCACATCGAGGATGTTCATTACAACGACGAGAAGCTCGAGGAGATTATGTCCAAGTATCGTGAGAACCAGGCGCTCGGAACTAAGATGTTCGAGGAGCGTAAGCGCGACATGATGACCAAGCCAACCTCGGGAGACATGCCGTACATCAAGCCCGGTGACGAGAATTCCAAGTTTTACAACAAGCCCGACGAGCCGCCTATCAGTCACCCCGCGGAGATTCTCAAGCGTCTGCAGTCTGAGAAGCCCGACGTACCTGTCGCGGAACTCGTCGTCGAGGCGGATGCCATTGTCGCAGAGGAGATTAGGGAGCGTCAGCGTCAGCGTCTTGAAGCAGTTGCAGGTAGCGCTTCATCTGAATAAAATACCGGTATGTAGTAATGGGTTTAATATCTATAGTCTTGAATATATTCACTCTCTTAGTTGTCGCGCTTGTGTTTCGCATCACATTTATAGCTTTTGTAAAAAGAAAAGCTAGAGATGAAACGTGGATACAGACTTTTAAAAGAATCTGGTCGTCCGAAGACGAATTAAATGAAACTCTGTCAGATAAAGAACCAATGTATGGCGACCTTGGTTATTTTATCGGGTACGACTGGGACAAGGTTTCGTCGATCGAAAGGAAAGATGCGGATAACCAAGACAGTTTGGAGGACTTTATGCGTGAAGCTCAAGGTCGCGTAAATTACGCGGGGACAAAAGACTGGTGATGTCTCAGCTCATTTTCAGAATAACAGGAGTCGACATACTTTTGCCTATAAAGAACGCCACTAGAACAATTGCAATAATAATAATCCAATGAAAACTTTTCAGTTCAGAAAGAATATCACCTGATTTCTTAGGTTCAAAGTACTGAACTTGAGGTGGTGGTTCGTAATACTGAACTTGAGGTGGTGGTTCGTAATACCGAACGTGTTCTGGTTCTGGTTCTCTTTCACGTTCCATATGTTTGTTAAAAGGCAAAGAATCGTCAATTGGTTTTGGAAAATCTACAGGTGACGCATAGTCTACAGGGTTTGAAAAATCACTTTCCATTGTATTCAGTCAACGGTACATGTGTTTAAGCTTCTTCTTCCTCTTCGTCATCAACAACAAAGTCCTTTAAGTTGCCATTTTCGTCAGCGTCTTCATCATATTCGGTCTCTTCCTCTGAAACATCGGATTCATCGTAATCAGAATCGTCTTCGCTGTCGTCCTCGTCGTGTTCATCTTTTGAATAATCGTCTGTGACTTCTTCAACAGGTGTGTACCTGTCAGGTGGCTTGGAAACTCGACCAGATCTCGTGCGCATTGGGACATTAGACGCCATTGTGTGTGTATTGTTATATTCTTTTAAGTTATTTGTACAAAATCTTGCATATTTTATCACCTCCATTCGTCTCGAGCTTGTGTTTACGTCCTGAAAAGTCTTTGCACATTCCGAGTCTCCTCCCGTGAGTTGTTTCACATTTGCAAAAACATTTCTGGTAAATGAGTCCGCGATCTATGACAATCTTGACGTGATTCGAATTGTGATTTCTTCGAATGTTTTCACAGTACCTCGACGTCGTCTTGACCAAGTGCACACTTTTACACTTGAACACTCCGAGTACTTTTGTGTCTTCGTTGCCGTCCATACTCTTTCGAAT